TGTAGTAGACGGTGAAGTCCATCTCCTTGTCGAAGACGTACTTGTACACGGCCTGAACGGAGCCGGGGACATCCTTGCCTGCCCACGCGAGGGCGATGCTATCGCCCTCCTTGATCACGTCGTTGAGGCTTGCGGTGACGGCTTCGGGGGAGCACTCCCCGAGGCCGATGACGATGTGTGTAACCATTGCTGCTCCTTGTTGATTGGTGGAGCAGCGACCCTAGCAGGCTAGTGACTGACCCGTCAAGTACAGGGGGCGGCGTTGTAGTCAGTCCCCGGATCTGCGTACGGAGTAGAGGAGTACGAGTACGACTCTGAGTAACTGATGTAGTCGTAGTTGTTATTAGTGTTATAAACACCGCGATCGTAACCACTAATAATGGCGTGAGCAGTACAAGAACTACCAACAACGGTGGGGGCATCTGCGGTCCAGATAACGTACCCATCAACGGTAGCGTGACCACCAGTAGCCGTGGTATCAGATGCACTACGGAACTTCCAGAAGGAGTTGTAGTAGTTATCCAAAGCGGACATACCGGGAACAGCATTGTAGTTAACAATGCTGTAGTAGTCCTGCAGGTTGATTGGCAGGGTCTTTTTAAAGAATGACCCAAGAACTGATCTTGTTCTACCGAAGTCCTCAGTGTACACAGACACTGATTGGAACGGTACTCCGCTGTTAACTCCGACTAGGTTGTCACCTTGGTTCGACCACTGGAAGTCACCGGTCCTGTTTCCGTCTGGGTTAGACAGCCAGCCTCCTCGGGAGTATGACCCATCAAAATACTCCCCAATACGGTTACGCTCTGCCAACAGGTATTTCAGTTGATAACTATCTACTGATTCAAGATCGACTAGCAACTCAATGATTGCAGGCGTGTAACCATCGACAGCGAGTTCACCTAAATTGTCTGTCGCAGTCACCTGCGCGGCCACAGAGTCACCCGCTTTAGTTAGTCCATTAGACCAACCAATAACTAAACCACTCTTAGTAGTTAGTCTGACCCACCGCATTGCTTCAGTACCAATAATACTGTGGACAGAGAACGTAACTTGGTCACCGTCTCTGACGGGCACCGGGCTGTTGAGTCGTAACAGCATGTGCGTAACGCCTGCGTCTACTCCAGTACCATTGGGTGTATAAGTTAATGTAGTGTCAGCAAACGCTGAGTATGGATTGTACGTGTAGGTATTGAAGGCGGCGTAGTTGTCGGCATATATACCGTAACCATTTACCCCAAACTTTATGTTCCCGTCCTTCTCATACGCGACAACGTAGTCACCGACATCGACAGGAATTCCCTCAAACGTAGAGGCCGATGCTGCCGTCCAATACATTCCCGGTAGATACGCTTCGCCATCCAGTGCTGACGGGTAGGTGGACTCGTCTCCCGATACGTACGTCGTTGGGTCGTAGGAACCACGGTTAATAGACGGACGGGTCTCCTCACACTCATGCGCGGGGCGATCCTCAAACAGACCTGTGGCGTTGAGGGGGTCCGACATGTAGTTGACTCGTTGAGCGAAGAATGAAATCTCTCGGGCGTCTTGGTCAATGTCAACATCGCACGCCGCTAACGCACGTCCATAGGTCTCTGTACCGCTAAGCGTGCCCTTAGAACGACGCATGTATCCCACATCATCAAGCAGCGCCCGCAGACGGTCTGGGTTGATGTAGTTGGTGCGATAACCGATTCCAACCGTGGCCGCTATAGAGTTGAGTGTTTCGGTGTTAGATTCAGCAGGATCTCTTGAGATCATCAAGTAGTCAATGATCGTCCGCAACCTGTCTAACTCGTATCCAAAGATAGACAGGAACTTGTACAGAGGGCCTACCTTGTTACCGACAGGTAATGCCCCCAACTCAGTAATGGCATAGTCAGAGTTAGGGTCTATTAACTCACCCTGTCGTGCGTCCAAGTCGCGGTAATACTGCGGAATCCTTTCCCACAGGTAATTGACCGATTGGTAATTGCGTGGTACCAGCACCTCAATGCTTGCTACCTTCTCATAGAAGTCTGTTCCCACAGTATTCTGATACCGGACAAACAAGGTGTAGTACGCCCACTGTCCCTGCGGTAAGTCCAGATGCTCATAGTTGAACACGTCAGCAGACTGCGTAAGGACGTTGCCTGAAGCGATGGTCTCTGGTGCTCCTATCGGAGAGTACACAAGTACCGACTGTGTTGCGACTGTCTCCACTCCGATGGTTTCAACCAGAGGCATCTCCCAGCGAAGAGATACAACACCGTATGCTGGAGAGGTGGCCTCAATAAAACTCTCAACGAATTCGTTAGGAGCAATCTGGTAGTTGTCAGACTTGAGGTACTGATCGGGATCTCTTGCGTCGTCGTACACCCACGGAACCGAGGCGGCGTTGCCAGCAGAGGCGGCAGTATTGTAGGTGTCTACGTCGTAACGTACGTAGGAACCTCTGTCAATGACAGAGCGCCTAAGGGTGAAGGATACTAATGCCATTACGTGCTGGTAATACCACCGACAACAGTAACGGTAATATTGCCCTTCTTGGGAATATTCGTGCTGTCGACCGTGATATTGGTCTCAACGGCGGAACCACCCTGCTCATCAAACAGGGTCACATTGGCGTAGTCAACTCCGTACTGGTTAATAATAGTTCGGTATATCTTACCTAGAGACAGCCGCTGACCAAACGACACTGTGTCAAATCTAAACAGACTGTCAAGCGCCTCCTCTACAGCAGTCTTTACGAACGAGGCCACAGCAGTCTCAGTCACGTACACAGTCACGGCTATGTCTATTGGAGTCCATGTAATTGTGGGGGCCGCGACCACGTCAACGCCCAGCAGCGCATACGGCTGAATGAAACTGACAACGGCAGACTGTGTATCACTGCTAACGGTTTGAGAGGTATCAGTCGTCGTCAGGTAGTCATGTGCTCGGTTCACCTGTGCGTAGACGGTCACGCTTGCGTTACCAGCCGATGCGCCACCGGCTGGGTTGGGGGTGTACTCAATAGCGGCCTTCGACACACCGTCAACACCCAGAGCGAGGTTGACGAAGTCGCTCTCGGTAACTGCTCGGTTCTGCGCTGTAGCCAGTGCTGGAATGGAGGACTTCATCGACACGATGCTTTCCTCGTTCACACCGCCCGTAAACGCAGTCGAAGAAGTAATAATAATACCTGCGGGCGTAGTATCCCTAAAAGCGGTAATCGAATTAGCAGGTAAGTTACCGTCAGCACCACTAGAATAAGCATAGACAGCAGTAATTGTTGAGCCTGAGGGCGGAATGAAGCCCCTGACGTTCGTACCGAACACCACCTCAGTGAGATTGTCAGCAGTAGTTCTCAGCGTGTAGACGCGATCCCCAGAAGCGGCGTTCGACAAGCGCGTGACACGTCGGTATTCCGTAGGAGTAATGCCGTCCTCGTATACTGTAATAACGGCTGAGTCGTGGACGACCTCCTCGTTAATTAATGTGTACCGCTGCCCTGACAGTCCGTTAGCCGCGCTGGCTAACGTCTCAGCGGGCGACACCACGATAGTGCCTTCTCGCACCACCGCAGTAATGCTGCTGTTTGCTGGGACTGTGTAGGTGGTAGGGATGTAAGCCTGATACGTACGGTTGTCATACCTAGCAATAAGACGTGTGTGCCTAGGTATGGCTACGTCAACGTCGCTGCTGTTAGACAGCACTACGGTGGCTTGAGCGCTCGTTCGCCCACCCGGTTCATAGTCAAGAAGGTTTGCGAACGCAAGTACCGACTCACGCTGAGTAGCCGTAGGGAGAGTTGATTCGCCAGCAGCCCTATCAACGTAGTAGTGGATAACGTCACCCATGCTGGCCCACAGGTCAACAAGTACCATGCCAAAGTCTGAGGGGTCGCGGTCAGTCCACTCAGGAGCCACCCTAGCGGCACGCGCTAGAAGGTCAGTCTTAATGGTGCTGTAGTCTCTACTTGAGTAGTCGAAGGCCATTAGAGAGGACTCTCCTCTGTTAGTGACTCGGTTATCGTAAACGTGAGAGTCTTAACCGGGCTAAGCGGTAGAGCATAATACACAAAGACTTGAGCAACGCTCTCGTCGATGGGGTCCTGCCGTACCCTGATGTCGTGGATAGTTACGCCACTAACACGCCTATGCACTTCACCAATAGCATCCAGTTTAAAATCGGACTCTATTAATTCATCTATGGATTCAAATAGTAATCCCCGTATGCCTGCTCCGTAGTTAGGTACACCAAACCTCTCGTAGGGGCTGGTGGTTAATACATCAATAATCTTCTGTCTAGCAATAGCATCATAGTCAGTTGTTGCCGCTACTTTCCCTCCAGAGAACCTGAAGGGGACAGATATGTTCTTCATTTTTTACCTCAGCCAAACATTGCGGCAAAGGTCTTGGGGCCGACTACGCCATCGACCGTAAGACCGTTGGCCTTCTGCCACTCCTTGACACGACGCTCGGTGGCGGGGCCGAACCAACCGTCCGGCTTAGCCCCAACCTTCTCCTGCACCTTAATCACATGCTCACCCCGGCTACCCCTCTGCATGTTGCCGGGGAACTCAGCCTTAGTACCGATCTTGGTGGATGAAACCGGCTCGGGAGCAGGCTCAGCGGGCTTACAAGTGCAGTTCTTAGAGTGCTTATCGGAGCCGGGACCCCAGATGCCATCGACATGGAGGTCGTGCTCAGCCTGATACGCCTTGACAGCGGCCTCGGTCTTGCGACCGTAGTCACCGTCCACAGGATCAGCACCGACAAGTTCCTGCACCTTCTTGACAGCCGCGCCCTTAGACCCGACCTGAAGCCACGGCTTCTTTCCGGGGGGAGCCGAGGGAGTCTTCTTGGCAGGAGCCGGAGCGACAGCCTTGGGAGGATCTCCCAGAAGGCGCTTCATGGTGTCGATGTAGTACTGGGGGTCATCTGCCTTAGCATTTGATACCTCAACATGGACCCAGTCTCCTCCGGGCGCACCGGAGAACGCGGGCTTGTCGTACACCTGCCACGCGGCACGGTCACACTTCCAACCACGACCGTGGGGCGCAGGGTAGTAATCGAAAATCGCCTCAACGAAGAGAGCATCCGCATTAGCGGCAAGGAAGTCCATCATCTTAC